GGCGATAAATTCGTCTACCGTGTAGCCAAAGATTTCTGCCAGTTGCTGAACCTTATGGATTGATGCCGACTTCTGTCTGCGCGTGTAGTAAACCGCCTGACGCGATTCGTTTAGCTGTTTAGCTAGGTCTACTGTAGTCATTCTTTTAACGTGCTGCGCTTCTATGATGCTTGCGCCGATATTTGCTGTTTGCATTTCTAATTCCTTGTTGGTATGTTTGGGTCACATGGTTACTTGCCATGTGCCTTCTCCTTGAAAAGAAGTTGAAGCCCGACTAGGATTTTGCTTTTTCCTACCTAGTCGGGCTTTTTTTATCTAAAACGGAATGTCATCGTCAAAGTCACTACCGAAGGGGTTATCTGGCTGCGCAGGTTTATGCTGCGGCTGCGGTGCTGACTGAGGTGCTGATTGTGGCTTAGAGTCTAAAAACTGCATAGAGCTAGCGATGATTTCGGTGCTGTAACGCTTTTCGCCGTCTTTTTCGTAGGAACTGGTAGTAATCTTGCCCTCTATGTAGAGCTTCGAGCCTTTCTTTACATACTGCCCTGCTAGTTCCGCAAGTTTGTTAAACATTACGACACGATGCCATTCTGTCTTCTCCTGCTGCATACCCTGCTTATCTTTCCACTTTTCTGTCGTAGCGATGGGCATATTGACCAGTGCTGTACCATTAGAGGTGGTTTTGAATTCTGGGTCGCGTCCAACATTACCGATTAGCATTACTTTATTGAGTGACATTACACTTCTCCTTTTTTGAATTTCTCGACACATTCGCCGATTAGGTCTGTTGCTCTTATTAAATGGTCTGATAGCAGACCGATAAACTCTTCATCTCTGTGTACTTCGACCATCAACTGCTCGCCGAAATCTGGGTGGTAACTATAGAAATTCCAAACGTCTCTATCAGTCACGAGCAAGCTGCCTTGCACTTGCTGTATATATTTTGTCGGTAGCACTCCGTCTCGCAGATAAGCTAGATGGTTGTGGGCTAATGGGCATTTTATCTCCAAGCCCATGTCATCTCGTATCAATCCATCGGGACTGCAACCAACGCCTAGCAGTTCGTTAATGCAGAAGCCAACCTCGTCAACTTCGTAATCGTACATAAAGGCAAAATTCTTTCTGGCTTGCTCTTCTAGCTCCACGCCTCGCAGCATGGCATCGCTCATAAAACCGCTTGAACGCTTGCCTGTAATAACCTCCGCTGCTAGTTCGTTGATGTAACTATCAGCCTGTGCCGACCATTTACCAGTAGTCGTGCATATTCTGCTGAAGTTACTAGCACTGGGGACTCCCATACGCGCTTGGAACCATTCCTCTGTTCCCTGCTCGCAATCTATAATAATCATGTAGCCTCCTTTTGCAGCCTGAGCTTCTGCATATCTAGCTCATCCTCTACGAAACCCCAAAGGATTAACCCAAGCTCGTGGTAGTTCTTACTTTCCTTTTCTTCAAAGTCTTCAAGAATTAGTCGTACCATTTCGTGGCGCTTATAAGAATCCATAGCTAGGTCGCTATCATATTCAACCCTATCTTCTAGCGGTTCTAGTTTCTGTGGTGCAGGGTCGTTGTAACGCTGCTCATCAATTACTACTGGGTCTATTTCCATTTCCTTTCTCCTGAAAATTTTGTCAAAGTTATCTTCAAACTGTTTTTGGCTGACCGATAACGGTCTAGGCTTACTGCCCTTGCTCATCTTTACCGTCCAAAATATCTAAGGCTTTTTGAAGCGTGTTTTTAACTCTGTCCGATTCTTCGCTAGTGGTATGAGATAGCCAATCAAGGTTCATCATAATTGCGTATCTGGCTTTCCTGATTCTGTCTGTCAGCTCGCGTTCTGTTTCCATCGTTTTTCTCCAAGTGTTCTTCCATTAATGCCATTAGCTTTGCGGCTATTGCTACAGAGTCAAAGTCATTCGGTGTTGTGTAAAAGAAGCCTTTATTATCATCCCTTTGGTCGGGTGATGTAAACCTTTCCTTTGCATCTATTATCATTTTTTTACTCCTTTCAGCTTATTAATCTTGTCGTACACTGGTCGGAACTGATTGCTTTGCAGATGTTCTAGTTGAGCTATGCCATAAGCGTCCATAAGCTGCGCCTTGAGCTTTTCATCTCCCGCTAATAGATTCACTAGGGCTTTTACTTGATCGCCTGTAATCGCGTCTACGGGCTTCTGAGGGGATTTTGCTTGCGGAGTAGAAAATGACATAGCGGCATTTCCATCGTCATCGTCTGATGGAATGCCTAGTATCGCGCCCAAACTGTATCTACGGCAGTAGGTAATCGCCGAGCCGTATTGGTGGGCATCATTCTTTGCGGGTGGAACGCTGAACTGATGCTCCATCCACTGACCCGACTTGTGCATAATCCTAGTGATTACGCCGACTCGTGAATCTTCGTTATAAGGGAATTGCGAGAACGATAGACCGTTGGCTGCTAGATGGGGTCTAGCCATGTCTATATATTCTGATAGCTCTGCATAGCTAGAATTGTGTACGCCTTTGCTCTTTTTTAGAACAGACACGAACTCGCCCTGCGCTATAGACAGCGCTGCGGCTAACTCGTTGATTTCATTAGATGTTTTCATTATGCCTTCTCCTGTAATGTCAAAATGACTAGGACAAGGTATACTATTCTTTTACAGAAGTAAAACGATTTATTTATGGTTTAAGAGTTTACACCACGATGGGAAAAGTATTTAATAGGTAAGTCGGTGGTGTTGGCGCACCTAAAGTCCGATATAGAGCGAAGGAAGATACGGTCACCCGACTTAGGTAATCTTATCACGCCTCCCTTCTATATCCCTAGCACCTAATCTACCGACACTGAACCAGTGGGCTTCAGGCTTGGGAATAATTAAACCCAAGAGACGGCGACACTTGTGAGCGAAAGAGCCTCAACCGTTAATGCTTAATACGGTTGAATAGACACCCTATTCGATACACTGGATTCAGTTAGCGCTATAGAAAATCCCAAAAGGGCGTGAAGCGCCTTTAAGGTTACTTTGCTTAAAATTTAAGGAGATTGTAATGAAATATGAAAAACACACTGTTTTAGTAGTCACAGAAAAAGAGTTAGACATTATTTATCTTTTGCTAGATACAGCAGCAGATGAATTAATTTGTGATTTAAATGACGGATTAACTTCTATGGGAGCATTCATACTAGATCGTGAGCATGATGTAATAACTGCTTTGCTTAGTAAGATAAATAAAGATAAAGAAAGGAGATTAGAAAATGAAGCGTAGAAAATACCCAGAACACTTCGAGCGGCTATGGCAGGCTTTCGATACTGATTACGGTGAAAAAGGCAGTAAGACAAAGGCGCACGAAGTCTTTGTTGCTATGGAAATAGACTCTGACGATGTAGATTTCATTATAGATAACTACACGAAACAACGCATGGCAAAAGAAATACAAAGAATGCGTGGCGAGTTTTCACCTAATTTTCAGCACATGGAAAGGTATCTTAAAAATGAACGATTCGATGACCAAATCAGTCTCAACTCTTATCAACAAAAATCAATCACAAAGTCAGACCAATCAGACGCAGCGCTCAGGCAATATCTCACAGGAGGTAATGGCGAAGGGGTGGAGAATGCTACAAGCGATGAAAAAGGCATCGGACCCAGTTGGCTCAACTGAGTTCAAGGTATGGTATCGCTCGCTTACTAATGACTTCACAGAAGAGGAGTTTATGAACGGCATCAAAGCAGCCCAAGACCATACTAAGTTCTTAGACCTGCCCAACTTTAGACAGCTATGCCGACTGACCAAGAGTCATAGGTCACACGCTATATTCGCTATCGAAAAGAAGGAAAAGATGCTCACAGGCGAAGAATTACGCGCTAAAATAGCTGAAATGCGTAAAAATCTTGATATTTAATCCTTTATAAAACAATAACTTACGACTAAATGACAAAAAAGATGAAATATATGTAAAAAAACGCTTTACAGGGTAGTGGGAAGGGTATTTAATGACCCTACTTAAACGAAAACACCCAAGGAGAACGACATGACAATTAAACTTACAAAGCTAAACGCAAGCGAATGGCTCGGAAACGGAATGGGTAACCAAGCAGCGCAATGGGTAGTAAAAGGCGCCGAGCATATTGAATTATGGAAAGGTTCAACCGAGTGGAACATTACTAACACTCAAACAGGCGAAAGAATCGGTAGATGGTTAGACACTCGCGCCATGGCAGTTACATTACTCGAGGCTCTTATAGCTGAAGGCGAGCTAACAATATAACAACCGCCCCTTCGGGGGCATCAAGGAGAAGCAAAATGAAAAAAGGTACTACACTTCAGCTCATTGATACTTTCGTTAAAATTAGAGCTAATCAAAACACAGATAAAGAAAAAGACCTTACAAATCTTACTTTTGAATTAGCTAAATTATTAGAGGCTTTTCCAGAAGCTGAACAGAAATTTAGACAAAGAACAGAAATGTTTTATCAAATGTCTTTAGGCACAGAAGACTACAACCCTGTAAATTATTAAAAATTACCGCCCCTTCGGGGGCATCAAGGAGCAGACCATGAAAGAAAATCAAAATAAAATTTGGATAGAGCTAGACAAGCCACTAGATAACGAACATGGAATTATCCAGTGCCAGAAAGCTAACGCTGTTTTACGAAAACTAGGAGTCGATTTGCCAGAAGAAAATGTCGGCTTTCAGCTAAATCAGCATAAAAAAGGCAGCACAAAATATATCTATGTTCTCCCTTTCAGCCACGAATACACAGAATTAGGCGATAACGGAAAATTTTTCAGCTTAGATTATTTAGCTAAATAACAATCACCGCCCCCTTCGGGGGGCATTAGGAGAAGCATCATGGAACTACAGCAAAACGATTTTTGGCAAACACAAGCTCGTGGTACTAACTCTGACGAGTATGATATTTACCTAACCTGCGCTGACGATGGTAAAGGTAACGATTCAACCACTGGCGAGCCGCTTAAGAGCTACGAAGAGTGGATGGATAGCTAGGGTACGCCATTGACGTACTGTAAAATAATTCAATTATATGTAAAAAAATGCTTTACAAGATAAGTGGGATGTTGTTTAATAGCTTTACTTACTAAGGAGAAGAACATGAAAACAACAACAGCAACAAACCGCCCTTTCGCTATATCTGAAATAGCCAAGCAAATGAGCGTCTCGCCTTCTTTTGTACGAAAGCTAGTAATTGATTCAAATGACGAGCGACTATCCATACGCTCTTTTGCAATTAACCCAGAATTATTTATGACTGTATTAGAAAGTGAAGTGTCTTACTTCATCGACAATGAATTAATTGCTAAAGTGAAATTCGCCTAAATCAACAACTGCGCCCTTCGGGGCATCAAGGAGCAGCACATGAGCACACGAGCAACTTACCTATTTACCAACAACAGCATGGCAGCGGAAGATATCTGCGTTTATATCCACCACGATGGCTACCCTACAGGTGCGGCAGAGTATTTCAGAAAGGCACTTTTTATCGCCAAGACTGACCGCCGCCCAATCTTAGAAGCATTCATTGCAGCCAATAGCCGCGCAGAGATTACGCGCAGCCATCAAGCCCACGGTGACACTGAGTATCGCTACACAATAGACCGCAAAGATGTACGAGTTGATGAACGCATTAGCTCCTTTACTGAGCAAGACGGTTTTCAATCTTACTGGAAGACAATTTACTCAGGTTCTATAGAAGAATTTATTGTTAGAAATATCCAGTTGGAGTTTGCATCATGAAGAACATAATAGGCACAGGTGTTATAGTGATAGCACTCGCTTCGTTAGCCAGTTCTATCGGTGTTATTTTAAGCGATACAGACCTAGAAGTGCAGCAGATAGAGGGTGATACCTACTGCGAAATGCACCAGTTGTGGATAGATACAGATGGCGACTTCGGGTGGCCTGATTATAAAAACACTTTCAAGGAGTGCAAATAATGAGCGCAGCAATTACTAAAATCCTGCTAGAGAATATGCCTGAACTGATAACAGACGATAAGGTTCAGCCCACAGAATTGGTGCTAGACATCGTTTGGCGACACCTACGAACCATTCAGCCAGACTTGCTAGAGGTTGCCATAGGCGATGATATAGACAAGTTTGACGCTCTTATTTACGACTTAGCCGACTTTCAATACTTATCTACCGCTAAAGAGATTCAGAAGTTTACGCTCCAACGATTACGCGCCGTAGCCTACGAAACCATTATGGGCTACGAGTCATCCATCATTAGTGCGCACCACTGCTTATGATTACCTCAGTTGCTTGTATAGCTATGGCTATCTACTTCGAGGCTCGCTCAGAGCCACTAGAGGGGCAGGTCGCCGTAGCCAATACAATAATCAATAGAGTTCACTCCCCTGACTACCCCAACACTCCCTGCGAAGTAACCAAGCAAGCTAAGTATTGGGCAGGTCACCCTATTCGCCATCAATGCCACTTCTCATACTGGTGCGATGGTAAACCAGAAACGATTGACGATGCCGAGGCTTATACCTTGGCACTATCAATCGCTATCCACGCTGAGACAACCTTAGTTGATGTTACTGGTGGCGCTGTGTTCTACCATCGTGACGATATACAGCCGTATTGGTCGAAAGGCTTGGATGTTAGACGCAAGATAGGAAGACATATTTTTTATTAATCAAGGGGCGGGTTTAAAAATTAACAGCGACCCCAGTTAGGAGAAAGCTATGACTCAAGAAATGCAGGTACTAAAGCACATCAAGCGCTATGGCAAAATAACTAGCATGAAGGCATTTGAGAAGTACGGAATAACAAGACTTGCAGCTAGAATTCACACCTTACGGAATAAAGGCTACGGAATTAACACTACGACAACGAGTAACGGCAAGTCAGGATATGCCACTTACTCAATGGACTAGCCTTTTTTAACAAAAGTGTTACCATTCACCCCTAGCTTGAGGCTAAAAGCAATCACTGGGGGTGAATGTGTTAGAGATAGAATATGTCGCAACGGATGACTTAATACCGTATTTTAACAATTCACGCACTCACTCTGAGTCGCAAGTTAAGCAAATCGCTGCATCCATACGCGAGTTTGGCTTTACTAACCCTATTCTAATTGACGAAGAACAAACCATAATAGCGGGTCACGGCAGAGTTATGGCTTCTCAAGTGCTATCTATGTCTACTGTTCCCTGTATTCGCTTGTCTGGATTATCTGAAGCGCAGCGTAAAGCCTATGTTATAGCTGATAACAAACTGGCTCTAAATGCAGGTTGGGATATTGACGCTTTAAGCATAGAAATAAATCAATTAGCAGATTTAGATTTTGACTTAGATATTCTAGGCTTTGATATTCAAGAGCTTGCTTCCATCTTAGATGGGGAAAAAGAGGGAACTGAACCGAGCGAAGAGTCCTATTCAGAAATATTTAATATTGTCATTGAGTGTAAAGACGAAGAAGAACAAGAAAAGATATTTAACAGATTAGATACGGAGGGCTATAAATGCCGAGTGCAAAGTTTGTAGTCCAATCCGAAACAGGAAAGTCTTTTAAAGTTAACAAAGTAAAATCCATGTTTGATTGTGATATGGATATTGTTACAAAAGAGTATGATGTTGATATTCCTATAGAAAATGAATCTTGGAACATAGGGCTAATTGTCGGCGCATCTGGAACAGGTAAAACAACTATTGCTAAAAATCTATTTAAAGACTTTTTACTATTTAAAGGCTTCGAGTGGGAAGGTAAAAGCATTGTTGATGATTTCCCAGATGATTTATCTGCTAAAGAGATAACAGAAATACTCAGTAAAGTTGGTTTCGCTTCGCCTCCTGATTGGCTAAAACCTTTTGCAGTGTTGTCCAATGGACAGAAAATGCGCGCAGAATTGGCTAGATTAATCATGGAAGCCGATAAGCCATTTATATACGATGAATTTACCTCTGTCGTAGATAGACAGGTTGCTTGCATAGGCTCTGCCGCTATACAAAAGTTTGTTAGAAAGACCGACAAGCAGTTTATAGCCGTAAGTTGCCATTATGATATTGCCGAATGGCTTGAGCCTGATTGGATATACGATGTAAACAAAATGGAATTTACTAGGGGGAGTCTTCGGCGACCAGAAATCAAAATTGGCATTAGGAAAGCAGAGCAGCACGAGTGGCGATTATTTATGGACTATCACTATTTAAGTCACGCCCATAATAATTCTGCGCTTAAATACATAGCAGAGATTAATGGAGAGCCTGTAGCTTGGTGTAGTTTGCTACATTTTCCGCATCCAAAGCTAAAGAACATGAAGCGAATTCATAGAATAGTAGTTAAGCCTGATTATCAAGGCATTGGTGTTGGTGGCAGAGTAATGTCAGAAATATCAAAAAAGTATAAAGAAAAAGGCTTTAGAGTTTCGCTTGTAACTTCAAGTCAGTCGTTTGTGCATTCATTAGCTAACTCTAAGCAATGGATAATGACTAGAAAACCTGGCAGAGCTAGTGTTCATCAGGGATTACAGAAAATGAAAAACACTGGGTCTGCAAATAGAATTACTACCTCTTTTGAATATGTTGGTGAGAAATGAAGATTGGAAACCAAGGTGACGGCGGGGGAAGACCCGCTACAGAATTCGACCAAGACAAAATAAACTTGGTAGAGAAACTAGCCGCAGTATTAACAAAAGCGCAGCTATCTGATTATTTAGGTATATCGGAGAATACTTTTCGTGCCGTAGAAGACCGTCAACCTGAAGTTTCTGAGGCGTATAAAAGGGGAAAGGGTAGGGCTATAGCAAGCGTGGCTAGTAATCTTGTTAACCAAGCGCAGAACGGCAACACAACTGCGGCTATCTTCTATCTCAAGACTCAAGCGGGTTGGAAAGAGCAAGACACGACCACAATATCCACTAACGAAGACAATGTTATACAGATAGTCCGTGCAACTAAGCCTGACTGAACCACAAGAAGAGTTTCTTTGCTCCGAAGCTAAGTACCCTGCCCTAGTCGGTGGGCTTGGTAGCGGAAAGACAGTAGCGGGAATATCTAGGCTTATCTGCCTAATGGTTCAAGACCCTACTATCAACGGCGCTTACTATATGCCGACCTATGATTTGCTTAGGTTACGCGCACTGTCT